GCCCATCTGACATTGCATCCATTAGCTCCTCCTTTGACAGGTCCTTGCCATTCAGCTGTATATACCCTATATATTCCTGGTATCTAGCTGCTTGCCCAAACAATTTCTCATCCTCATCAGATATAGTGAAATTGCAGAACCGATCGAATACGTCATCGTCCACGGCTGGTAAGACGACTGGTTTAGTATCAATGCAGACTCCGTCAAATTCTAACATCTTATTCCAGCTTATTCTATCCAAGGTGAACTCAACGTCATATGACGACTCCGCTAATTTCTTAGCGAGCTCCTCTTGCCTACTTATCGTCAGGCAGAAACGCTCCAGCTCAGTAGCTAATACTCCAACGTAATCCTTGCTGGCCTTATACCCTGGCACTACGACCTGGTACCACTTGTCATCTACCTCAGGTATATCCTTGTTAAGAACCCAAACGTGTCCATCTGCATCAGGGACCCCCAGTCCACCTTGTGATTCTTGCCCATGTATAACCGTCTTAGGCAGGGCCGTCCATTCGTCACCATCCTTGACTTTGCACCAGTGTGCGACCGTTGCCATAGCAAACCCTTGGCACATCTCCTCGTCGACTCCTCGTCGGCGTAACTTACCTATCTGATCCAGCAGCCCCGTCACCCTCTCGCGCACAGTTGCTCGGCCTGCCCCCTCCCAGTCTCCTGCTATGAAAGCAGACAATGCCCTTGTCGGGCTGGCATAGACGGTATGACCCGATATTGTGTTCCTAAAAAACTCGGAGCGCTTGCCAAACATTTGTTTCCATGGGTTGGCTTTAAATAGCATCTTGTCCATCACTTGCATGAAGACAGTCATTACATTGGGATCACTAACAATCAGGTCCAGATCGTCGCCACCGTGGTCTACCATCAAAACAGCTGTGTATCCCCAGACTCTTTCAACACATCGCAGACCTACGTATACGTACACAAAATTAAGGACGCAGTTGAGGTAGGTCGTACCTCTCCATCCAGAATAAAGGCCTCTCATCAGCTTATGCACCTTACCTGTCCGGTCTTCGAGTCGCATATGCATAAACCCGGAGATGATAGCATCACAAAACATCACGTAGTCGGTTGGTGCTGGTACCACCTCAGTTAGCTTCTTGATGACGGCCTGCATCTCAAAGACCGAATGTTGCTCGTTGAAATCAGCCCAATCGTAAAGTATGTGAAACAAGCCATGGCTCATCTTCCGATCAAAAAATCTCACATCGCCGTCACTCATACCCCCGGATCTAACAGATCCAACCTGCTCCTGCTTCTCCGCCAACACTAGAACATAGCAGAACACGATAAAATGCATTAGACTACCCGGCAGCAGTGTCCTGTCTTTCCGACCGGTCTCATACTTAATCATGGTTTTGGTCACATTGAAGTTTTCTCGGTTCGTGCCAACCATTATCTCAAATAGCTCTCTCGTCTCAAACAACGACTTCTTGTTATGCCGCCCTTCTATTTCTGTGACCACATTAGATACTGATTCGAACACGCTGGCCGAGTACTTCTTGGCCCACGCTGGTAGCTTGTTGCTAACTAAACCCCCTTTAGTTACCCAGGTTGCTCTTCTAGCATAGAAATCCTTGAATGAAGAGAAATTGACTTTCCTAGGGTTACACTTCACTCTCATATATGCATGGTCCAGTGCCTCAGCAAAGTCTTCCTTGTATTGCTTGTTGGTGTAGACCTTAAGGTAAGGGTCAAACGAGAGGTGCCGTGTGTCGAAGGTGTCAGCAGACCTAACCCTAACTTCGGCCAGCTCGTCAATAGTGTACTCATTCCTCCCCACTAGTAGATCCATGTACATCAGAGACTGTCTTTCTCTTTCAGTGATGCTGATGTTCATAAAATATCGGCTAGTGCGAATGTAAGAATGAAGCTGTTTCATGACCTTCGACCAATTCTTAAACCCTACTTTGAACCATGGCAACAGAACCTCGGCTACTCTGGTGTGCTGTATAATCCCCTTCCATGCACTAAGGATTGAGGCGACGAACGTTTGTGGTTCACCTACATGATACCTAGCTATCTCAAGTGCCTCGGGGTGGCTGAATATGTCAAAGGTTGTTATCAGCTGACGCACCGTAATGTTGGCCCTTGTCAGTTCCTTTGAGCTTGAAGGTGGGAATATCTTCATCATGTCACCATTAACATCGAAATCCTGCCTCTTGTTCATGGTAGGCGGGATTGTGGCCGCGAACTGAGACCAGTGATACATTGTAACCCCGAAGTCAAACTGAGCTGGTACATATGAATGGCCGACGAAATAATCCACTGCCTCCTTGGGCACTTTCCCTTCTTCAAACAGTTCGAACACCCTGTTCACATCGGGTTCACTGTCCTGTGGAATATCACCTTTAAGGATCCACATAGGCACATCTTTACTGTAGGACCTATTCCAGACACCTTCGCTATATCTAAACGGTGCTGCCACCGGCATGCCTGATAGGTTCAGCACTTCCAGGATGCTCTTCTCAATATCTGCCGAGCTGTTACAGACGATCTGGTTTGGCACTGATCTGCTCACACTACATGTATCATAGTTAAGCTGTGAAAAAGTCTTCTGCAACGGGGTCCTTCTAGATATGTTCTTTGCGAAAGCATGAGGTGTGAGCCGGAAGTAACCAATCGGCCTAGCTCCCAGCTCCAATGCTATCTCCTCAGTATGCACGAGTATAATCACTGGCATCGAGTAATCCAGCAGGTCAAGCGTTTGTGAAACCCGCTTAAGCCAGGCCACATTGTGTTCCGTCCACGTTGTTTTGCCTGCGAGTATGGCCGTCCGATCGACGGCCAGCTGTTCGTGTTCATCTACGTCAACTAGCTCATCCACATCGAGGAAACCATACTTCCTGGCAATTGTAGTCTTCCCATGACCAGCTGGCATTATGAACGCAAAGAAATCATTTCTCTGCTCCCGTAATTTGGTGTACCTGCCGACTGACTGCCTAATACTCTCCTCGTACTCTGGTCCTGACCTCCGTGTCCCGAAAGAGGACTTGCTGAATGCCGCCAACTTTCTTATTTCGGTTCTGGCACCGAGTGATAGCCTTAAAGGGCTGTCCTGGTTCCTGGATCGTCTTGGCATCTTGTTTGTCCTGATTATATTTGTTGTTCGTTGTGTTGGTTCGGATCTTAATTGTTATAGCCTCGGGCCTACCGCACAGCGGTTTCGAGCTCCTCAGGGCCCAAGGGATTTTT